GCTTCTGCCTACGGACACCTAAGAACACTATATAGTAATTTATCTTCAAGCAGCATAACAGGAATAGTAACAGGGACTGCTGTAGGTTTAAGGGTGGGTGATTCGCAAGCCGCTTTACAACCTTCAAACATAAACACAGGTTCTAATAACATTATGATTGACGTTACATTTGAAGTTTAACCAATACCCCTAGTGGATGCTAGGGGCAGACAAAAAGGAAAAACAAATGGCTTTAACAAAAGAAGTATCAGCAGACAAAATAGAAGTAGTAACTACTACAGAAGGGACAGTAGTCCAAGTACGTACAGCTACTAAAGTATTAGAAGATGGTGAAGTACTCTCAAGCAGTTACCACCGTCATGTAATTAACTCAGGTGATGACTACAGTTCTGAACCTACTAACGTACAAGCAGTTTGCTCTGCTGTATTCTCATAGGAGTAATAAATGAACTTTACAATCTCAACTTTAGAAAGCAACACAGACGGTGGAGTCATCGTAGCACATTGGCAAGTTAACAAAGCCTCTGGTGAAAACGTAGCTACTTCATACGGCACTGTAGGCTTTACTCCTGATGCAGATGCTGATGGTTACACAGCGTATGATGCTTTGACTGAAGACACAGTAATCGGTTGGGTACAGGAAGCATTAGACACAGAAGCACTTGAGGCTTCACTAGACGCAGACCTAGCGGAACAAGCTAGTCCGTCTGTAACAGTAGGGACACCGTGGTAAACAATAGGTAAACACTATGACAGCTACAATCATTACAAAAAATAAAACATCGTCAGGAACTCCTAGCAGTCTTGCTCAAGGTGAACTTGCTGTAAACATTGCTGACAAAAAACTATTTGTTGGTGGTTCAGGCGGCTCATCTGTAGTAGACCTAGAGTTTGACCCTGCTTCTGCCGCGTTTAACGGTACTATACAAAAGGCTAAATCAAGTACAGATGACAGTCTTTTAAACTTAGTATCAACTAATGGTACTGATGGTACTTATATAACTTTTAAAACAACCACTACCAACACCTCAGGTCGTATGGGTATTTCTACAGATACTTACTCTTCTGTTTTTGTATCAGCAGGTGCTGTAGGGACTCAAGGCGGTGGTTTACGATTTGAATCTGTTTTTGGAACTATTGCTGTAAAACCCTGTGATGGTACAGGAGTAAATAAGGATAATGCTATAGATTTAGGCGCGGGTTCCGTTCGTTTTGATGACATATTCGCAACTAATGGTACTATCCAAACGTCTGACCGTAATGAAAAACAAGACATCGCTGAGTTATCTGACGTTGAAACCAGAGTAGCTGTAGCCGCTAAAGGTTTATTACGTAAGTTTAAATGGCGTGATGCTGTAGCTTCTAAGGGTGATAATGCTAGGACACACTTTGGTATTATTGCTCAGGACTTACAGGATGCGTTTACTGCTGAAGGTTTGGACGCAGGTGACTACGCTATGTTTACTAGCACTACTTGGTGGGAACACAACAGCGAACAATATCCAGTACAGTCTGATGCCCCTGAAGGTGCAGTAGAAAAAACTAGACTAGGTGTTCGTTATCCAGAACTTTTAGCATTTATTATAGCCGCGATATAAGGACATATCATCATGACTAACGAAGCAAAAGAAGCCGTAGACGTACTAGCGGCATCAACAGGACTTATGTCTTTAGCGGCTTGGTTGCCGCCTGTAGCCAGTATTTTTACTATTATCTGGTTAGGTATTCGTATCTATGAATCAGACACAGTACAGAAGATTGTACACAAAAGGTAAGTGCTTATGTTAAATCAGCTAATCGGACCTGTTTCAGGTTTACTTGACAAATTCATAGAGGATAAAGACAAGAAGAATGCTATCGCCTTTGAACTTTCGACAATGGCTGAAAAACACGCGCAGGAACTTGCGAAAGCGCAACTTGAAGTTAATAAGACAGAAGCGGCACACAGAAGCCTGTTTGTGTCGGGTTGGAGACCTGCTGTTGGTTGGACTTGTTGTATTGGACTTGCGAGTCAGTACATTCTTATCCCGATGGCAAATTTTGCGCTTGCTCTTGCCGATTCTACCATTGAAATCCCTGTACTAGATATGGCTACTATGATGCCAGTACTAATGGGTATGCTTGGTTTAGGTGCTATGCGGACTATAGAAAAGACTAAGAACGTACAGAGGGATAGATAATGGTTGCTAGACATCGAGGAAGCAGAACTCCCGCTGAGCTTCGTCAAGCAGAATACGAAAGAGGTCAGCGTGAAGAACAAGAACGTATAGCCCAAGAACGTGCAGACCGTAAAGCGTTAGAAGTAGAAAGACTACAACAGCTTGCTGACGCTCAGCCAGATGCTAGTTTGTTTCACGGTGAACCTTCATTTGATAGTAGCTTTGACCCGACTATGGGATACGGTGGTTCAGGGGTATACGCTAGACCCGCTACTGGTTGGAACTATGAAATGGACACACCAGAAATAACATACTATGAGATGTTTGGTGAACCTTCATTAGCAGATATAGATAAATTTGAAAAAGAGTTTGAAGAACTATTAGCGTCTGAGACATGGTCGCCTAACGAGAGAACACAACTAGAAGAAAAGCGGCAGTCGTTTTTAGCGGGAGAGATAAGCCCACGGTCTATGGAAGTTCAAGGTATGTACGCTACCTTTAATATAGACCAACGAGAAGAGTGGCAAAATAAACTAGAAGAAGCAGGTGTTGACAGTTATGTTCCTCGCGCTACTAATCTTACTGAAGCAAAGCAACACGCTGATGAAGTGTACATGGAAGTTTTACAAAACGATTATGATGAAAATCCAACAGACGAATTAGCACAGGCTATTGAACAAGGTCCTCTTGATTTTGACAAGGCTGAAGATGTAGAACTATACAACAGTCTTTCTGAAGACAGTATACAACGACAAGCCTTTGATGCACAAGGCGTAGTCGTAGAGGATTATCTAAACAGAACGCAAGGGGATGCTTTTGATTCTGAAAGTTTAGAGCAAGGTCAAACCTTTAGTTGGGGGTGGGGTAACAAAGCAGGAACAACCTTGTTAAACACAGGTACTATTGTAGGTGCGCCTGATGTTACTAATGATAATGTCACTTTTGGTGAGTTCGGTACACACGGCAGTTATTCTTATGACGATGCTCCTGAGCCTAATGATTTAACAAAAGCAGTTAATACTACTTTAGATGTTCTTAGCATAGTATACCCTGCTCTTGCTCCTGTTATTCAAGGAGTTAAAACCACAGTAAATACAGGAGACATTGAAGAAGGTTTTAAAACAGGAGTTAAGACTTTTGCGGTTAAAGAAATAGGGTCAGAACTAAACACAGGCGTTAAAGAAACTTTTGCAGATTTAGACATAGATTTATCTAATCTTCCTGAGCCTGTACAACAGGTTTTAGTAGAAACTACTGGCGGTGTGTTGTCAGGTCAAAGCGGAGAAGAGGCTCTTACAGCAGCGTTTAAAAATCAATTAACAGATGTTGTTGTTGATGATTTGAATTTAGATGAAGACCAGTTAGTTGCAGATATTAAAGACACGCTAGGTCTTGACCCTGACTTTGAACTTCCTGCACCTGTACAGAATATTGTAAACAACACAACAGATGCTTGGGTTGCAGGAGACTCTGCTTCAGACGCTTTTGATTCTTCTATAAAAAGTGGAGTTAAAGATTATGTAGGTGATGTAGCCGAGGATGTTGTAAAGGTAGGTGCAGGTGCAATTGCTGATGTACTTCCTGATATAGACATAGACTTTGAAACACCGCAGATTATAAAAGATGTCGGTAATGTAGCGGTAGATGTATTAAGACCACCATTAGAGTTCGTAGGTGAAACCTTTGAGCCAGTAATAGAAGCAGGTGAGCAAGTATTGTCAACAGCAGAAGACGTACTAGAGCCTGTTAAAGAAGTTGTAGAAACTGTAGGAGAGCCTATAGTAGATGCAGTAGACAAAGTTATAGATGCTGTGGACAGTCCTATAGGTGATGTATTAAAAACAGTAGTAGGAGGCTTAGGCGGTACAGGAGGCATGATGTCGGGGGCTAGGAAACCTTCACAGGTAGAAGGACTGTTTGACAAAGAGTTATTTAAATTTGACACAGAGATTAAGTCTACACAAAGAATGCTTAGTCCAACAAATACAAGAAGGTATGGATAATGACTTACTTACAACTAGTAAATAGTGTACTAAGAAGACTAAGAGAAGACGAAGTAACTACTGCTGTTGGTTCAACTGCTAGTGGCTACACTAAACTTATTGGTGACTTTGTTAATGATGCTAAACGTATCGTAGAGGATTCGTGGGACTGGTCTTCACTGCGTAATACGTTTACTATCAACACAGTAGCTAATACATTTAGTTATAATATAAACGGCACAGGTACAGCCAGTAAGACGCTAGATGTGATTAACGATACGTCTAACTTCTTTATGCGACAAGCTACTTCTTCGTATATGAACAGTGTTTTCTTAAACTCTGAACCACCTAAAGGCGCACCTAACTACTACGCTTGGAATGGTTTTAATGCTGACGGTTATTTAACTGTAGATGTATTTCCTATTCCTGACGGTGTATATACATTACGTTTTAACATGGTGGATAGAACAGCACCATTTACTGCTGATGCTACAGTACTTGGAGTACCATCAGCACCAGTGATTCAATATGCTGTTGCTTTAGCTTCCCGTGAACGTGGTGAGACAGGTGGTACATCAGCACAAGAACTATATGCTTTAGCTGACGCTACATTAGCTGATGCTATAGCTATGGACGCGGCACGATTCCCTTCTGAAACTGTATGGACGGCTTGCTAATGGCTCAAAAATTACAGACAATATCAATTAAGGCGGCAGGGTTTTCTGGTTTAAATACCGAAGACTCTCCTGTAACTATTGACCCGTCTTTTGCGGAGAAAGCAGAGAACGCTGTAATTGACAAACATGGTAGAGTAGCGGCACGTAAAGGTTGTGTGCCTATATCAACAACCAACTATGCTGTCTTTGATGGCAAGCCTGTTAAATCTCTGTTTGAGTTTGTAGACTATGACGGTATAAAAACTTTAGTATCTACAGGTAACAATAAAATAGTTACAGGCACAACTACTTTAGTTGACAAAACACCTGTAGGGACAACCATTACGGATGACAACTGGAAAATAGCTAGTTTAGCAAACAAGTGTTTTATGTTTCAACGTAATCACGAGCCATTGGTTATGACTGTTGGTTCAGGTGGTGCTGTTACTGTTGAAGAAATAAATGGTAGTTCGCATTCTAACGGTACACCTCCACAGGCTAACGAGGTTATAGCGGCATACGGTAAACTATGGGCGGCTGATGTAGCAGGTAACAAGCGTACAGTATATTGGTCTGACACGTTGATTGGTGGTCACTGGAATGGTGGTGCTTCAGGCTCACTAGACTTAACCAACGTATTCCCTAATGGTTACGATGAGATTGTAGCTTTGTCAGCACACAACGGCTTCTTAGTTATATTCTGTCGTAACTCTATTATTATATACTCTGGTGCAGAAAGCCCTGCCACTATGGTATTAAGTGATATTATTGAAGGTATTGGTTGTATTGAACGAGACTCTGTACAAAATATAGGTACTGATGTATTGTTCTTGTCCAACGAAGGTGTGCGTAGCTTAGGTAGGACAATACAAGAAAAGTCAAGTCCTGTGGGCAACATTAGTAAAAATGTACGTACAGATTTAATGGAATCTGTTAGGAATCATAGAGGCAATCTTAAAAGTGTATACAGTCCGCAGGATGCTTTTTATTTGCTGTCATTCCCTGAAGATAACATTGTATATTGTTTTGACTTGAGAAATTTACTACAAGATGGTTCAGCTAAAGCAACCACTTGGACAGGTTTAGTTCCAGATAGTTTGTTAGTGTTGTCTGACGATAGTTTATACTTAGGGATAAGTGTTTTTGACGACAATGCGGGAATATTTAAATACTCAGGATATAGGGATAGATTAAGTTTCGGGGCTGTTGAAGGTCTTTGTATATTTAAGTACGAAAGTACAGCAATGGACTTTGGTATTTCTTCTAATTTAAAGTTTCTTAAAAAGTTTGAAGCTACTATTGTAGGTAACGCAGGGGAGCAGTCAGGTCTTATATGGTACTGGGATTATGACAATAATAACTACAACAACATCGCATACTTACCAGAAGCAACGGAAGTTAATGCCGCAGAGTATAACATTTCTGAGTTCGGAATAAGCGGCTCGACACTTACTGTTCCTTTTGCTATAGACAATCAGGCAAAAAATGATGGTAGTTCTACAACACCTTACTTAGGAGAGTTTACATCAGCACCTAGTGCGAGTACATTAAATTCTATGTATTATAACTTAACAAGCAATAAACTGTTTTATTCAAACGGTTCTGCTTGGATTGAAGCAACAACAGTTAACAGTAACTTTGTTTCATCGGAATACACAACAGGGGTTTACATACAAACACCATCCGTCAACGCATCAGGTAGCGGTAAGGTTTTACAAGTAGGCATTAGCGCAATAATACAAGGCAAACCATACGCAGTACAAAGTATTGACATATCAGTTTTACTAGGGAGAACAAAATAAATGTCAAATTATTCTAAAACAACTAACTTCGGTGTCAAAAATAGTTTAATTTCTGGTACTGCGGATAAGAAACTCAACGGTGCTGAATTTGATACTGAGTTCAACGCTATTCAAACAGCCATTGCTACTAAAGCTGACTTAATAAGCCCTGCTTTAACAGGGAGTGCCACAGCAGTAAACTTTACAGTCTCAGGCACAACAACACTAGCAGGTACTTTAGCGGGTACTTTCACTATTGACGGAGGTACATTCTAATGGGTGCGTTTGAAGATTTCCTACAAGCGGGTGCAGGATACTACATGGGGCAAGAAGGCATTCAAGGTGCTAGAGACATGGGTCAGCGTGGTTACACAGAATCTATGGGTCTTGCTGAAGATGCCGCAGGTAAAGCTACGTTTCAACCCTTTACTGTTACTACAGGCTTAGGGCAAACAACTACTACACCTACTGGTGGTATAGACATTGGCTTGTCTCCTGAGCAACAGGCTCTACAGACGCAACTAATGGGTCAGGCACAGGGTTTGTTTGGTCAGGTAGGGGTAGACCCTAGTACAGCACAAGCTGACCTGTATGAGCAAATGAGAGCCGTACAACGCCCTGAGGAAGAACGTCAGCGTTTAGCCTTAGAAGAGCGTATGTTATCTCAAGGTCGTATGGGCTTACAGTCAGCGGCATACGGTGGTTCTTCACCAGAGTTGTTAGCACAAGAGACTGCTAGACAAGAAGCTATGGCTAGAGCAAACTTAGGTGCTAGGACACAATCTATAGCGGAACAAGCGCAAGCGTTGTCTTCAGCTAGTGGTTTGATGGGTCTAGGTTATATGCCACAACAGCAAGCCCTGAGTGCGTTAGGTGCGGGTACAAACGTAGCGGGACTAGCTGACATTGGTAGACGCACTGGCGCACAACTGTTTGGTCAGTTAGGTCAGTCAGGTGTTGAAGCCTTAATAGGTGGTGAAGACTTAGCTAACCGTTTACAGTTACAACAAATGCAGTCATTATCTGATTCTTTGTTTGGTAGACAACCTACAACACAAGAGCAAATCTTAGGTCAGCTTTTTGATGTAGACACCAGTGGTGATGGTGGGCTTATTGATTTAATAAGAAAGTACACTGACCCCTCATACGGTGAAGAAGGTTACGTTTATCATCCTTCAGAATACGATGAAGATTTTACAGGACCAACCCCGTTTTAATAGGAGACAACGATAATGGCTAACAGAGATATAGCAGGATTACTTACAGGCATTTCTAGTCAA